GGGGCCTATTTGCCCCCCCCCTCCTTCGGGACGCTGATTCCTACTCTATGTGGGCGAAATCCTTGCCGTGTCATCCCGAATTCGGGCCGAACTTGTGACGAGTTCCGCGCCGAGCTAGCAGTGCCATCGCGAGTTACAGACGTATCTCCATAGGGAAAGTTGATGTCTCTCTTTTGACCGCGACAAGCGGATCTTGTCAAACCAATCTTATTCTACAAAACACTATTTTATTTTAAACATCTTTTTAACTTTTCTATCTAGTTAGATTTTCTTTTATATATTCTATTTTCATTTTCTATACATTCAGATCTATCCTTTATAAAAATTTCTTCAAAAATCCATAAAAATCGAAATAGTCGCACTACTGTCAAAAATAATAAAACCAAATAAAAATTTTAAATAGACAGTGTGTATTGTGAAGTTTTTGCGTGACTTATTGTTAATTTGCGTTTTTAAACGTGAGCTGTCATGTGGATCCGGGATTGGTACCCCTAAGTAGCCACCTCTCATGGAAACATAAAGCAATTATCTTCTTGTTACAGTACGGAAAAGTCTATCAGATGTATCTAAGCGCGCGTTTACTGCTCATACATAGTTTAGGGAACATACTAACAGGTCGTGCTGAGTACCTTGTCCCTTATAATCCTATGGGCGCGGGTGAGTGTAAGTCTGAGACAGCTGCTGCGAATTGTAACTATCCGAATTTAAGAGCTTAACGGTCACAATAAAATTTTACTTTGAAACTATTTCTTATAAAACACAAAATGCAAAAATATTTTAAAACCAAACCGAGCACCAATTTCATGAAAGTACAACCATATATTACCATTGATTTTACCACACCAAACCAAAACATTACCAAAATGGAGAACTTTACCGCCACAACTACCGAGGTTTTGTACTTCAACGACATCATGTTCACGTATCGAGACGACGGAACTCATTTCGTCCTCTCTGGTGTGCCCACTTGGTACATGGAAAGCAGGTTTTCCTCTCGCAGGAAAGCCATCAAATTCTTCTTGACACACGAGACATCCATCCCTGTCAGAGAACAGTGGAAGCACTATCTTGGTTTAACCGCCCGGTGTGTGCAGAAGTCTTTCAGGAAGTGCACAGTGTCCAACACTTGCCATTTCGTCACTCGAGATGTTGAGAAAGTTTTGGACCACCAACAACGACACATGCTCGATGTTCACATCGAGAACAGATCTGTCTACCCCACGATCGTGCCAAAAGCCCAGGACGACGCGAAACGACACAAGTTGCGGACGCACTTGTTTTCGGGTCGATTGGCGACTCTTTGTCGACAATCGCGCGTCCCCGTTTTCAACAAAACAACTCACTTAATTGAGCGTTGTTACTTTTTCAACGATCGTCGCTTCACCATCATCTTTTCTAGAGATGACCGCTTCACAGAAGAGTATCTTTCTCTTCTCAAACCTCTCCAGATTCGATCTCAAGGGCTTTCGTTCATCAACATGAACCTTTTCTCCAACGAACAGATCCAGGCACTCTTGTCTGGCCTTTCCGGAGTTGGCAACAATCTCCAAAAATCTGTCTTTGAAGTCTTTTTCAAGACTTTCTGCACTTTGTCTGGAGTTCTTGCAAACATCGCAATTCTTTTCTCGGAACCAACACCTTTTGTTGCTGGCGCTGCCTTGACATCTATCTTCGCTCAGGTAGCTCCTCACATCGTGTATGACGTTGCTTGGCTTAGCCGCCCGACAGCTCAGAGCTCGATGACCTGGGTTCCTAGTGCGATCTCTGTCATTTTGATTGCCGTTTTGGGCGCCAACAATCTTTCTATTTCCGCAGGCGCCAACGTGTGCAAGCGCGCTACCTCACTGGGATTTTCTTTAGCAGGAGTGGGAGCGTTTCACAGGATTTTCTCGGAAGCGTGGAGAGAGCTGTATCCTTACATCTACGAACAGATGTTTGGTTCTGCTCCTGGACTCGACGAGTGTTTGGGACAGCTTCCCGACTTCGTGACATTAATCAAGCGAGTCGATGCTTTCAACGCCGCCGACAAACAGAAACACATCATGACTTCTCAACCAGTTTGCGAAGAAGTCGAGTCGATGTACAGAGAGCTTATGAGGCTCTATGACATTTCGGACAGGATGAAGATTCGAGGCGCTTTCACGCCCGTTGTGCGCGCCTACCAGAAAGACATTCTGGAGTGGAGGACTAAAGTCCAGGCTAGTGCGCACAAAATCTCGGGATCGAGAATCGAACCCGTGGTTGTTCACATGTTTGGAGAGAGTGGAGTCGGAAAGTCAGCTTTGACACATCTGCTGGCTTTGGAAGTGATGAAGGGAGACTTAGACTTTGTGACATATCCGTCGTTGGCAAACCACATCTACACCCGAAATGCCGCTTCAGAATTCTGGGCCGGTTACAACGGTCAGTCCATTGTGGTTTTCGACGATTTCATGCAGAAGAGAGACTCTGACAGTTCGCCAAATCCGGAGGTTTTCGAAGTCATCCAATCGGCTAACAACGCGCCGTATTTGGTACCTATGGCAGACCTCAGCGAGAAGGCCAACTCTTATTTCACCTCGAAGCTGATGATTCTCACATCGAACGTGGAAGAGTTGACACCGAAATCGATCACGCATCCCGCAGCTCTACAACGCCGAATGGATATTGTGGTTAAGGTGACACGACCCAGACCACCAGACATGACCAAGGACGCTTTTGACACGACTTGCTTCGATTTCACCATTCTCATCGACAAACAACCAGGACCGGTTGTAACATTTGAACAGCTGGTGACCATCGCCCGAGAGAAGAGGCAGCTGAAAATCAAGCATGCCAATTCATACAAGTCAGACATGGAAAAGAGACAGGGTGAGCCACCCATCATCGCAGACATCGAAAACATCACGGACATCAAGAGGATTGTTGGACAGCCCTCAGACATGTCATCCGCGAAAGTCCCGATGAGAGAACGACCAACGAAACAAGGGTGGACGGACTGGTTTCCAACCATGCCATGGACAGCAGAAAAAGAGAAGTGTTTAGAGCTAGTAGCCCCGATCCTTCTTGGAAGATCAATTCCTTTCTCGGTCATTCACGATCACGACCTTTACCGGTTTTTCAAATCTGACGAGGAAGAGATGGGACCGTTGAGAGTTTTGATCACGAATCGATTTGGCTACGACTGTGTCTTTAAAGACGAGGAAGAACCATCTTTCGCTCCAGATGACGACATCAATCTAGAGGAATATGCCGAGACTGTGAGGAAACTTCCTCAGTTTGCTGAGATCCAACTGACCGCCGAACGCATGGGACTCAAGAGCACACTGGCTAGATACTATGAGGTTTGTATCTCAAAGTATCTAACCAACACGTTCTCGAAGAGTCCTCTTGTACTCAAGATCATCGAACTGAGCAAGTCTGAAAGAATCCGAACAGCTAGCAAGTTTGTGTTAGCTGGAGGATTGGTCGCCGCCTTGGGAGCCGGAGCTTTCCACGTGTTGCGCTATGTTTACAGCAGTGCAAACGATGCTCAGCAGCTAAGGAGAGACCCTGACGCTCAGCTGGAATCTTGGGACCACATGGGACGGACACCCGCTATTCGCGGTCCCGTTCGTGGAGTGAGGCCAGAGTCTTGGGATCACATGGGACGGACACCCGCCGTCCGTGGTCCTGTTCGTGGAGTGAGGACTGAGTCGTGGGACCACATGGGTAAAACCCCTGCGATCAAAGGCAACGTCAGAGGCGCGAGACCTGTACGCCACGGAGATATCGATGAAGCGAGTTCTTCTATCGTATCCAAGGTGATTGGATCTGTCGCAGCATTCTACGGGTCAGCGGACGCAGAGAGGTTTTGTGGAACAGGCACCTTCTTGGTC